GTAGCTGGTGTGCCAAGTAGAAGGACTGGATTCTCCGCGATGATAACAAGAGAACTCCTTGAAGAGTATCTTGAGTTCGCGGGGGAGACATACCAAGTCGCTGATCTTTTTGAGGAGCATGGTGTTAAGCTGCAACCTGCCTTGGGCGCACCTGGAATTATGCAAAACCTTGGTAGGGTTAGTCCAGAGTGTATGATTCCTGGTAGAAATATGACCACGTCTATCAGGAGGTCCCCTCTTTTTGAGAAAGTTGCACCTTCACCTAGAGCTCCTGCTCAATTGCGTCCATTTGAAAAAGATGGAGTTGTTGTTGATCCTATGGATTTAGCTCTGAGTGGTTATAGTCCTCAGTATGTACATATTCCTCCTGAAGATTTAGAGGAAGCAAGAGATTCTTTATTTGATATGTTAAATAGGAATTCAGAAAGTGATGTACAGAGAAGGATTTATAACTTTGAAGAAGCTGTTCTCGGTGATGAACCGGGAAGTGAGTTTCGTTCTATTCCTCGAGGAACAAGTTCGGGTTATCCATATAATTGTATAGCTCGACCTTCAAATAAAACATATTTCTTTGGGTCTTCTGAAGAGTTTGATTTGAGTACGCCTGAAGCTAAGGCTTTGAAAGATAAAGTCCTTTGGTGTATTGATCAAATGAGAAAAGGTATCAGATGCAACCATATTTTTACAGACTCGCTTAAAGATGAGCGAAGAAGTTTAAAGAAAGTTGCAGAGGGTAAAACTCGTATGTTTTCAGGTACTCCAATTGTGTATTATATTTTGATCCGTATGTACTTCGGAGCTTTTACGAAGTGGGTTATTAAAAATAGGATTAAAAATGGTATCGCTATTGGGGTTAATGAGTACAGCTCTGAGTGGGAACTTGCTGCGCGCTTGCTGAATATGCGCGGCAATGGTCCTAACAAAGGTGCTGGTGATTTTGAAGGTTTAGACAAACGTGAAATTCCATCATGCCATATTGCTCTAGGAGAAGGAGTTAATAAGTGGTATGGTGGTACTTCAGAGGATAATAGGATTAGAGATATCTTGTTGATAGATCTCTATTCTTCTGTTCATATAAATCGTGGTGTTCTTATGGAATGGTGTGGAGCCATGCCTAGTGGTCATGGATTAACTGCCTGTTTCAACTCACTCAATGTGCATTTGTACATGAGGTTGTGTTGGAAGTGGTTAATTAGTGATAAACACCATGGTTCACATAATTTTAATAAGAATGTCTATCTCCTTGTTCTTGGAGATGATAATGTATGGAGTGTTAATCCTAAATATATTTCTGTTTTTAATGAATTGACGGTGTCTCAGGCTATGGTTAAGCTTGGACAAGTTTATACTGCTGCGGATAAAGAGAGTGAATTGACTGATAAGCTTCACTATCTTAATGAAGTCACTTTCTTAAAAAGGAACTGGCGATATGATCCGAGAGCAGGTAGACATGTTGCTCCGTTGGCCCTTGATACAGTATTAGATATTGTTAATTGGGTCAAGAAGGGAGGTAATCATTTTGGGGATAC